CAATCCACCATTCGCACCAGTTCACTTCCGCTCCCGGATAGTTGACGACCGTCATGACAACCTCGAACATCACCTCTCGATCCCTACGCAAAGCGGACTTCCGGTCCGCTTCCGCTCTCGGTCTGCGCCCAGAGCGAAAAAATCGCTTGCGAATCAGAAAAACGCTCGCTTCGATCGCTCGAAAACGTCACAACTTCGGTGCATCGCGATGTTCAAAGCGGTCTTTAGAATCGTGCGCAGAGCAAAATCATCTAAGAGAAAACATTGGGGAAATCGCGAAATCGCAAAATCGCGTGCACTTCGATTCTGACGCCCAACGCATCGCGTCCCTCTGACGCTTGATCCACTCCATTGCTACTCGCTGTCAACCGACCCTCCTCCGGCCAGGCCCATGATCCCTCACCGCTCTGGCGGACTGTCGTTGACTGATGGAGCGTTAGTCTTTAGGTGAACAATTGATTCATGGCGAATGCCTACGTTCCGCTCAATTTAGGTTTCTGTGTCCATTTCGTGTTGAAATCATTCAATAGCCCATGGTCGATAATACGTGCGAGAATTGCATCCGGCACACAGTCGGTGATCCAGTATAGACTTTGTGCCACGCGGAGTTGCATGAGAGGATGAGATTTGTGAACATCCGACAAATGAATCAATAAATCGACTGCTCCTAGACTCGACCTTCCCGCTAGCCCTAATGCGTATATTGCGCAAGAAACCAACTCTAAGTCATTTTCCCCTAGTAGACGCAACAATGCGTTTTGCGATTCTTTAATGGGATTAGAAAACTCGCCGTTGCTCTCAGACGGATCGAGATAGCTGACATATTGCAGGATTCTACCGATTGAGATAACTGTGCATATTAATAACGAACGTGGCTTATTCTCTTCCGGCCATCGATTTAATACATTGGAAAAAAAAGGAAGCACCTCCATTCTCTCTTCGGCATTTTCAGGCAAAAGAGTGATATACCGCTCAAGTTCTTTGTCGGGTTTGCGGAACCATTCCTCCATTTGATCAAGCTGCATTCTCGAACCTACCTAAGTGGTTGATCTCCAACTTTTGTATTCGGGTTGCAACACACACCGCCATTTCCTTCGCACTCATCTGGATCCGCCCAGCCTACTGACATGCAAGATCCTGGTCTTGGATCCCAGGGTCCAGCTGTTATGCAACACCAGCATTTTCTAGACTCTTCCTCATCTGGATGGTTATCGAAATAGATCTTTGCTACGACCACCGCAGTTACGAGTACGCACTCAACGGGTCCAACTTTGAATGATGGTTTGCACAATCCTACCGCGACAGGACTACAAGAACGACACCAGGTAGTCGTGGTAGTCGTTCGTTCGTAGCCTACACGCTCAAACACCCACTTGGAAGGCGTATTTGAACGACACAGTTTCGTCGCATCTATACCGGATGCATATGGAAATCGAATTTCTTTTTCCCAAAGCGACCACCAACCTAGCTTGAAGTATTTGCATACAATCTCAGTCTTTATTGTGGTTAAAGTTTCGCATCCACCGTACAAGCCACCACCATGAGGCCCTGTCTTAGCAATTATAAGACCTGTTGGGTCAAGTGAATTAAACGGATTGCTATCGCCAAAGTCATTCAAGCCCCATTCACTTCCCATATACCCAATCGGATCTCGCGAACAAAATCGCCCCAGGCCGGGATTGTACATGCCATACGCATCCGATCCCAAATTTGATGCTAATACGAGTCCAAAAAGTAAGACGGATACCTTTCCACAAATCATGGTGCATGCCTCCTTAAGCTGGTAAATTTGGTTTAACGGTCAATCATCGGTTTTTTGGAATCTGAGGATTTAATTGACTAATACGGAATTCAACTTAATCACCGCTCTACATCTACTGCGTTCGGTTACTTCGATCCAGGTATCGCAAGCACGAAATTGGTGTCAACAACCCTTTGCCGTCGATCGCTTGTACCGGCATGCTGCACTACGAGCTTATTGAGATTATATAAGCCGCTCAACGCTTCAATTGTGCAATCTCCATCAACGCAAATACTTAGAAAATCCAGCTTTTGCCCAATATGTTTTGAAATCGCCATGACTTGCTTATTCGAGAGAGCATGCCCACTGATAGCAAGGCTCTTGAGCTCTTTAAGATCTGCCAAAGCGGAAATGTCACCTGTTCTTATGACCTTGGCATGAATGTCAATGTGTTCGAGATTTGTCAAGGCACCCAGCCACCGAAAGTCTTCAACCGGAAAACTGCAACGTATGGAAAGGCTCTCTAAATCGTGAAGCCTTCCAATTTGTGGGAATATTTCCTTTGAGTACAGTTTATCACTTGAAAGGGTCAGCGAACGAAGCATCGGTAGGGAATCGAGCCAACCAAAGTTTTCCTCCTTGCCAGTTGCAAAGACGCTCAATTGATCGATAGTCGATAAAGCAGCGATTTTCGACAGTGCTTCCGGCGCGATTTTGACCTCGTCAGGATGATCCCCCAATTCCAGATTTCGCAGGGAATTAAGTTTATTCAAACTTTCAATCTCGTCCGCATCAACGTTGTGCTGTAACAATCGAACAGTTTCGACTGTTTGAAGACTATCAGCGTTGTCATTCAAGAACTTTGCCAATTCGGTGCTTGGACCGTTATGAACCAAAGTGACCGGCCGGCCGGAAGCATCGCGTTCAACGTAGACTTCGCCACATTGACCAACGGACGAGGCTAGCGCGATGGCAATCAAAATCAGTGCGAGTCTTATCATAGGGAGCACTTACTCTTTTTAGTGTCACCACGGTCGTCATCACACTTACTCCATTGTGTTGTGATTTCTGGGAACTTAGAGTTGGGCGTGACCCGTCTCGGCTTACACTTATAGCAGACATATTCCCAGCAAATACTTGCTTCACATGGTTCATTGCAAGGCAAATCATTATCGGGCTCACAACTCGACTGGTAGCGAACCATTACTGATTCACCAATCTTACAGTCTGCCCAAGGTAGCCCTGCGACCGGAGGCGCTTTGCCTGTTGCTGGAGAAGTTGGACGCATCCGATTTCCTTGAAGACTCTTGCAAGAGCATTTCTCGTTTCCGTTTTCAAAGTCATTTACTAGCCAATTATCTATAGCTTCAGGCCACAGTATTGGCCCAGCGTTTGGATTTCCGACAGGGTAAGGTGGATAACCGAGTCGTCGAGCGACCGCCGTGTACAGGACTGGCATCGAGACACAAGTACCACCGTTCGAACTGCCAACCATACCGTGAATGAAAAGATCTTGGCTCTTAGTGAAGTCAATATCGTTGACTCGCTCCAAGTGGTAATGAACGCCGAAGTCCTGTTGCAAAACCGTGACCAACATCAGCATCCGGAAGTAAGCTTCCGAGTTGTTGAATTTGTTCGGCTTTTGTAAGAACTGGTAGAGGTTGCGATCGGTGTCTATCCTGACCTTCTTCGCCCAGCCATCTAACTGAGCCAGCAGTTGTGCAACGTTCGCATTCTCTGTGCCGGGCAATCCATCAGTAGCTCGCGGATTCAGTAAAGCGATGTCCTGCTTGCTCAACTCCTCTTCGGTCATCTTGGTCAAGTCAGCGAAGGTTGGAAGAACAGACTCCTTTGGCTGCGTGGCTCGCAATCTAGGATTCGCAGTTTTAATCGCCGTTTGCGACGGAGCAGAGAGACTCCAAATACCTAGAACAGTGACGACGAACGCACAAAGCGCACTCAACTTCCAGATGGCATATCGCCGCAACGGTCTCGCTAATTCTTTGCTTGTTTCAGTAGATGAAAGCTTGGAGGCTGCTTGTGCCGTAATAGTTTGTCGCTTTCGTCGATCACGTTTTTTCATCGAACACTGCCTCCAGACTTGCTTGACTTTTACCCGCAGGAGGTATTAGAGGGCACGCGGAAGCAAAACGCAACAAAATTTTCTGGCGGTAGTCTGGTGCACGGTCAACTGCTGGTCTCTTCCGCACCCTTATCCGTCATTTCGAACTTGCACCGGGTATCCCTACAGATAGACGCGGCTGTTGTTGCTGCGATTGTCTGTCGCCAAGCCGCCCACAATAGCGGCCAAGTCCATGGAGGTGCGAGTTGCTCTCGACTGTTCCCCCTTCTTCTTTGTCTGCCCCAGCTCGGCGATCGGAAATCGCTGGGATTCTAGCGGCAGGCGTCGTCCGCATGAAGTCGCGTTTGGCGATCCGCGATCCAGAAACTGCCAAAGATCTGCACAAATCACCATCAGCTTGCCTTGAGCTTTCTCCAGAAAGCGTGCTCTCTGTGACCAACGTGGTTAACGACCAGTGAGTCCGTTTTCTCAGGAGAAATCAATGCAACTAGACATCGACAAAGAGGTCGCGCTGCTCCAACGCATGACGGTGGGGCAACTGCGAGAGAGGTTCGAAGAGACGTGGGGCGAGCCGACAAACACTCGCAATAAGCAATGGCTACTCAAACGCATCGCCTGGAAGATGCAAGCCAATATCGAGGGTGACATTTCCGAGAGAGCTAGACGTCGGGCGGCCGAACTAGCACGCGGCACCGACATCCGAACGACGGCCCCCAAGGCTACCAAACCGGTGACAAATCCTGTGGCCGACACGGTGACCGGATTCGTCGAACCGGGGGAAGACAGCCGTCTGCCTCCCCCTAGATCAGTCATCGAGCGAGTCTACAAGGGCCAGAAGATTCTGGTACTGGTCCTGGAAACCGGCTTCGAATACGACGGAGCAATCTACAAGACACTCAGCGCTGTGGCCAAAAAGATCACGGGGCAGCACTGCAATGGGTATCACTTCTTCAAACTTAGCAAGAAAGGTGGGGAGCAATGAACAAACCCAACAACAATCACAGGCTGAACTGTGCGATCTACACACGAAAGTCCACAGACGAGGGGCTAGACAAAGAGTTCAATTCCCTCGATGCTCAACGCGAATGCGCCGAAGCCTACATCAAAAGCCAAACGCAAGAGGGCTGGAACTGCCTGCCCGATCACTACGATGACGGTGGGTTCACCGGTGGCAACATGGATCGACCGGCTCTAAAGCAACTGCTGGCGGACATCGAAGCTGGAAAGGTCAACTGTGTGGTCGTCTACAAAGTCGATCGACTGAGCCGTTCGCTGATGGACTTCGCCAAAATGCTCGAAGTCTTCGAACGTAACCAAATCGCATTCGTAAGCGTGACGCAACAGTTCAATACGACCAACTCGATGGGCCGGCTGATGCTAAACGTACTGCTTTCCTTCGCCCAGTTCGAACGCGAGATCATATCAGAGCGGACCCGCGACAAAATCGCTGCCGCCCGGCGGAAGGGAAAATGGTCCGGAGGGATGCCACTGCTGGGCTACGACATTGATCCACAGGGGGGCAAGCTCCGTGTGAATGAAGTCGAAGCCAACAGAGTCCGCAAGATCTACGATTTGTACATCGACCGAGAATCGATCATGGCGACCATCGCAGAACTTGACAATCGCAGTTGGAACAACAAGTCCTGGAATACCAAGAAGGGCATACTTCGAGGCGGTTCGCCGTTCACCAAAGCAACGCTGTTCCGACTCCTTACCAACGTGACCTACATTGGTAAATTAGCCTACAAAGACGAAATCAACGAAGGTGAACACGACCCGATCGTCACGCCCGATGTGTGGCAAAGGGTCCAGTCCCTGCTTCGACGAAACGGTCGGACTGGCGGTGTCGATGCAAGAAACAAATTTGGTGCCTTGCTCAAGGGAATCCTGCGATGCTCCTGTTGCGATTGCTCGATGACTCCGACGCATACGACAAAGAGTGGGGCCAAACGCTACCGATACTACGTGTGCATGAAGGCCCAGAAGCGTGGCAGACGGATCTGCGAGTCGAAATCGGTGCCAGCGGCCGAAATCGAGAAGTTCGTAGTCGACAAAATACGCCAAGTCGTAGAAAACGAGAGGCTTGTCGACGAGGTCGTGCAGCAAGCCAAAGTCCAGACACAACACGAACTCGACGCCCTTGTGGCCGAGCGAGACGAAATCGTGAAGGAGATCGAGTATTGGAACGAAGCCATCCGAATTGCTGCCCCCAAAATCAAACCAAATTCCCCAGATGCGAACCTGCTGAAACAGTTAGCAGATTGGCATGAGGATCTTCGGATTGCTGAGAATCGGCTCACCGTCGTCAACGCAAAACTAACCCTACTAAAGTCGCAGGCGCTGACATCCAACGATGTAGCCACAGCGCTCGATAGCTTTGAGCCGGTTTGGGAATCGCTCACGGTTCGCGAACAATCACGGATCGTCCAGCTAATCGTCAAGCAGGTCGATTACGACGGTGCCAATGGGCGAGTTACCATCACATTTCACCCGGACGGAATCAAATCGATCGCCAGAAATAAACGCCCCGAACTTGTGGAAGCCGCATCATGAACGATACAGTAAGCGTTGATTTTCAGTTCTCAATCAAGCCACAGGGCCGAGGGGCTCGAAAGAGAATGGTTGAGAAAACGGGCACTTCGAAAGAGACCAAACCTCTAGAACGCATCCCTCGGATCGCTCGCTATATGGCACTCGCGATTCACTTCGAGGGTCTTATCAAGAAAGGGGTGGTCACAGATTTCGCTGACCTCGCCCGGCTTGGTCACGTGACGCGGGCTCGTGTGACGCAGATCATGAATCTACGGTTGCTTGCCCCAGAGATCCAGGAGGATATTCTTCTCCAAGTTAGTAACCATGTCACGCGAGATCAAATTGGGCTGAAGGAGATTCAGGAAATCTCCATGTATCTAAGCTGGAGTAAGCAACGGAGCGCATGGTTCAAACTCAAACGCACGAACGGGTGATCGTTCAAACATTACATAAGAGACTACGTCTCGCGGACTTCGAACACGGTATTCCACCCTTTGTCGTCGTTCGAGTAAACGATGGGATCGCCGATGATTTCGAATAGATTACGCAGTGTTTGGCAAAGCTTTTGCTTGTGCTTTTTCCACTTGTCTGAAGAACCTTTGCTGTTCCATGTGATAGTCCCTCTTTCTTTGGCAAATAACTCAAGAAGGAACCACTGTTTTGCTGGTTTGGTGTTCGATCGACCGTCAGCCATGTTCATTTGCGTGAAGTGAAATCGTTGGGATTGATCGCGGAACGTAACCTGAACGTTGTGAGCGTCTAGAAATCGTATCGACAACTCTGACCATTTGGCACTTTCTGGAAAAGACAAATTGGTGTTTGACTTTGACTCAGCTGGTGGAGTCTCATCTGTTTTCTTGCCGGAGCTAGGTTTCGTCTCATCTTTGGCGTTTGCGCTTTCTGAATTGCTCTTGGTCTTGGAGCCAAAAAGCCTCTGGCGCTCCTTTCGCATGCTCTGGTCATAATTATTTGCATTCTCGATTGCGGTCTGAACTTCATCAAGAAACATCTGTAGTATGATCCAGCCAGGCGAATCTTTTTTAGGATCGTAAGTCCTCTTACTCAACACATATTTTTGTACTGTCGCTAAAAAACCGTCAGCATGGGGCGCTACCATCCACTGCCAGTCGACATCAGCTATTGTGCTTGGATACAAATCTTGAAAGATAGGCTCAAACTTTTCCGGGAAGTCGCTCAGGTAGCTATTTTCTGTGAGCAAGTTGGATAAGACTTGAATGGTTCTAATGTATGATTGATTTAGATTCAGATCCTTGGCGGTGAGCCATTCAGCGTGGAAAGTGGTCGCCTCAAGCATCCTGTGGTAGGCTTGAGCAAACCACATCAGTAGTATGTAGGACGCGTTGCGGCAGTCTTCCTCTGGAACCTCCTTGAGCAGATCTTCTAGCGTCTGCTCGGAAGCAGAAGTTGCTCTACTTCCAGTGTCGTTCTTGGGTTCTTTGGAGCTTGCCGAGCCACCACTGCTTGAATCGATGCCCTTCGAATCCGATTGCTCTGATGAGCTTTGGTTCTTGCTCGCTGCTGCTTTCTGTTTGAGTAGACTTTCGAGTTTACTTTCCCAGTGTTGAGCTCGCGAATAGTATCTAGCTCTTCGGACTACATTTTCCGATGGCGTCGCATCATAAACCCCTAGGTCTGGATCAGTGTAGATCGCCAGCTCATCGACGGACTCTAGATGCAGCAAGAGCTGAAAAATATCGTTGCTGTCGATCATGAAATAGGAGATTTTTTGCTCGGAAGACTCTCCTAGCTCCGATTCAAACAGCTTGCAGAGCTCTGCGGCCATCCATTCGTCGTTGACATAGTAAAAAACGGATGACGGCCCAGGAGCCTCGGAGCCGACAGACAGAAAAAAACGGTTAGTTGAAGCGGTGTTACTCATTGGGGTGCTTGTAAAGGGCGGCGCTGTAGCGTAGCGATTTTGAAACTTTAGCCAAATCATCTCGGCGACTTTCGTCGCCACTATCTCCAAGTCGGGATCGTTCATGCGCGATGAACCTCTGATTCGCAAATTGTACGAGAAACGCCAATCATCCGCAGTCACTGCGGCAACGAACTACTAACGCCACCAATGCGATCAAACAACACGGAAAAAACCAAATTTTTCTGATCGCAGCAATTGCTCTTCAGGCGCGCACCTGGAAACGTTTCCAGCGGACTAGGGGCAAAAGTTCGAAAAAACACGGGAGATCAGAAGAACAGAATCTTGCAGACCTCGTGGTTTCAAAGACTCCTGCTGCTCTGTTTTTTAGGGGGATTGCCAACTTCTGCCGCTTTCGGCAAACCATTTTCTGGAGTTCGCGTGTAACGCACCAACTTGGCGAATGCCATATAGCTCCAGTTTCCATTTCCTGATCATCCGATAAATTGATGGTGTCGGTAGCAGGCTGATCCCCTGCGTACGGCTGCCCGGGGTTGCGATGTTCCAAAGCATCGAGCCCCCGTTGGCCTGCCAATCTCACAACAACTTTGGGGTCTCTGTGTCACCAACCATCCCGTCCGAGTATGTCCAAGGTTTGGACCAAGTTTTATCCGAGTTGGCGGATGTGGTGTTTGGGAAATCGCCTTTGGATTTGAAAGATGAGGACCACTGTCCAATCCTGCTTGCATTGGATTTGTGGGAACCCTCAGAAGGTGTTTCAATTTGGTTAGGGTGTTACGCCACTGAGAGTTTGCGCAAGTCGTTCGACTCCAAAGTGGAAGCGGTCCATAAAACACTCATGCGAATAGCTCGAACTCAGGCATATCTAGAGCGGTTGAGTCCGCCTCTACGCGCATCGCCACGGGCGGCGGAGATATTGGGCAAATGGACTTCGGTTTTGAGTATTCATGGGGCGGAACTCCACTCACTTTGGTCCACCTTGAAGCGGTGTTACAACATCTCAGGGAGTCCAACCCCGCATGCACCCACGGCACATTTGGTGGAGGATTCGTTGGCGGATTACAAAAGACTTTTTGAGTATGCACAAAAGCAATGGAACCCCGTCTCCCACAACTACATCCTTTGCGAATCCATCGCAAATGGTCCCGGTAAGTATGGGGAGTGTGTCGAAAAATTGTTGCCTAGGGTGAATAAGTCTACGCAAACAAGATTGTTCCACGCAGTCCTAGGACCTCTAAATAAAACGATTGGGGGGGAGTTGGGTTTAAGGGTCTATAGACCTACTCGGAGTCAGCAAATCCTAGTTGAAAGAGTCGAAGAATCACCAAACCGCAACAGCAAGACGGCTAACCCCAAACGCTCCACCAAAAAGACATCGAATAAAAAATCTGCCACGAAAAGAAAACGCTGATAATTCTCTGATAAGACTCTGGTAATGGGTCCCCAATAGATTACCTCCATCGTCACGTTTCCCACTTCGATGGAGGTAAATCTATGTCCAAGATTAGCGAACATCGCAATGTGATTGCGATTCCTAGCGAAGCGGTCTTAAGGGATCGCTTAGTCAAAATTCAGTTCGACTCTATGCGGCAATTGCTGCTTAGCAGTCTAGTTCTTGATAAAAAATCGAGCCTATGGCCGATGCCAGCGTTTTCGACGCCAAGGAGTGCGTTCACAAGCGAGTCAAAAAGCTCTCTAACTGGACTCGGAGTTCTCGTTTCTCTTTCTCCGCAGCGAGCCAGAAAACCCAAGTCTCCGTTTGGCTGTCCAAAAAGGTCGAATTGGGAAATCCGGGAATTTCCCAAAACCCTCTCTAGGGAATTTAGCAAATTTCCGCGAACTAAAACCCTGGTTTTTTCTGGGTTTCTCGTGATTGCACCAGTGGATTTTCTCTTTTCCCAAGGCTGTTTTGGGAATTTTCGCCAGTCGTAGGCGACGGGTCTTACTTACATCAACACAAAGCACCGCAAACAAGCGGTCGATCCCCACAGGCTTGCAATCTCAGACCTGTTCCTGTGGGGAATCGAGAGGAATTATCAGATGTCAGAGGAAACAACACAGTCAAACCTGGGTGACGACAAATTCGTTCGGCGAGTAATTCACCGTCAGGTCAGAAAGGTGATCGCGACCACCAATCTTACAAACGAAGATCGAGACGATCTAGTCCAAGAAGCCTACGCCCAGGTCACTAAAAGCTTGGAAAGTTTTGATCCTGCGGTCGGTCACATCCGTCCGTTTATCGTCACGGTCGTTCAGCGTCACTTAGGCAATGTCGTTCGTGATCGCAACGTCGCAAAACGTGCAACTCGCGGACGTGTGAGCCTTAGTAAGACCGTCAGGTCCGAGGAAGATGCCCATGTGGAAATGTCGCAGGTTCTACACGACAAGGACCAAGATCGGCGGTTAGGCCGCGAGCGTCGGCTTAGCGATGAAGAGCTCAACGACCTTCGTCTTGATCTTGCCGCTTTCATGAAGACCTTACCCGAGAGATTCCAAGATCTTCTCCGTCGAAGGCAGACTCAAACGATCTCGGAGATTTCACGCGATTTGGGTGTTCCTCGAACCACGGTCAACGACTGGATGAGAAAAATTCAATCGCTTTTTGAGGACGCAGGATTTGACAGATATCTCGATGAGTAACCGTCAGTCGACCAATGAGTCGGGTATTTCAACAGATACCGAGAGCATGTTTCTTAGCGACAAACAACCCATGAAATTCTTGCTGAAAGATCCGCCGACGATGTCAACGCGACTGGTGCCTCATGAGCCTGGAGAACGAAGGTGTCTCAAGTGCAACAAGCTGTTTCAATCCAAGAGCGCTGGCAATCGGATCTGCAAACCATGCTCGCAAACCAATGCGTCGATGAAGCTGAGTGAATCTCTGATCGCTCGGGAGCGAGGCGCAAAACGCCTTAACGGCAACCTTCTCGATAGGAACGACTCCTATCGGATGAATTTTTAATCGGTGACAAAACTGATTCACCGCCACTCTTTTTGAATACGGCAATTTCATGTCCCAAACTACGCTGCCTCCTGAGACAAGCGACAAAAACGTGCTGACCTACTCAGCGCTCAATACGTTTCGCAATTGTCCTCGCAAGTATAAACATCGGTATATCGATAACCTACGTCCACGGATGAAGGTCGAATCGCTGTCGTTTGGAAGCGTAATCCACAGTGCCATCGAGATTTGGTATCGATCCGTCAACGATGTAAATCGCCTGTGGAAAGCTCTTGATTTCATCGACCGGAGCTTCCCCGAACGAGCCACGGACGAGAATCAAATGGCCAACTGGCATCTGGCACGAGCCATGTTCACAGGGTATGCCTCGCGCTACCCAACCGAGGACTTCAAGATCATCGAGGTTGAGAAAACCTTCACCGGACAGATTCGGAATCCAGACACAGGCCGCTGCAGTCAAACCTTTGTGATGGCTGGCAAAGCCGATGCGATCGTCCAGCGATCTGATGGGATGTATCTGCTCGAGCACAAAACCGCTGCGTCGATCGATGGCAACTACCTGGACAAATTGTGGACTGATACGCAGATCGCACTGTACTCGTTTTACCTCCGCGAGCTCGGCTATCCCATCGTCGGCATCATTTACAACGTGCTCCTAAAGAGCCGTCTCAAACAAAGCCCAGGTGAAACGGAGCAAGAGTACGAAGCTCGCCACGCGGAACTAGCCGCCAAGAACAAGAGCGGCAAGTCGACGGCCAAACGCCAGATGCCTGAAACCAACGAGGAGTTTCAGGGGCGACTGGCGGCATGGTACTCAAAACCAGAATCGTTCCATCGGGAGTTCATTTATCTCTCTGAAGAGCGGCTGGCCATGCTCCAAGATGAGGTCTGGGAGATCACCCAGCAGTACCTCGATGCACGACGACGTGGCAAATGGCTGCTGAACACATCGAGCTGCTTCTCGTACCAGCGTCCCTGCGAGTACCTCTCGTACTGCCAATCTGGCTTCAATCCCAACGTTGCGGAGAACCTCTATGAGATCACTCCACCGCATGAAGAGCTCACCTCGATCGATTCTGACTCACCCGTTTTTTGAAAGGACTGATTTGCGATGACCATCTTTTTACCGACCGAAGCTTCCAAGCCTGTGACCGAGCTTGGAAAACAATCCATCTTACTCTACGCAAATCCCAAACTTGGAAAAAGCACTTTTGCGAGTAAGGCACCAGGGGCACTCTTTTTCGAGTGCGAGCCTGGTCTGAACCACTTGGAGGTCTTCAAAGTACCGACCTACTCTTGGGAGGCGTTCCTCGAGGCTTGCAAGCTAGTTGCCAAGGGCGACCACAATTTCAAAACGATTGTGATCGATACGGTCGACAACGCTTTCAAAATGTGCTCCGACTACGTCTGTGCCAAGCATGGTATCGAGTACGAAGGGGACATGGGCCACGGTAAGGGATGGGCTCTGGTCAAAAACGAATGGCATCGGGTGCTTACTCGATTGGCCAGCTTGCCGTACGGCTTGATCCTCATTTCGCATGCGATCGACAAGACGATCGAAACGCGAACCGGGGAGTACACGAAGACCACTCCAAGTCTCCCGGATCGCGCACGCAATGTCGTATTGGGACTCGTGGACATCATTTTGTTCGGTGACTCGGTCGCCAAAAAGGATGCTGCGGGCAATGTTACGATCGAACGGGTGTTGCGCACCAAGCCCCATCCAACCTACGAGGCCGGTGATCGCACTGGCCGTCTGCCTGAATTGCTACCTCTTGATTACGAGCAGTTCGTCAAAGCCTTCAATTCTCCCGCTCGCAGCTCGGAAACCGGCACCAGCAGCGCAGCGAAGAGTCCCGCGCCGGCAAGCACTCCTTCAGCAAAGGCTAAATAGCTATGAATGGTCATGATTCATTCGAACCAAGCAACTCGCAGGTCGACCTCACATCCTTCGATGATGAGTTCGAGTCTGCGGAGACACCTAGTTTCGAGGAGGTACCCGACGGCAAGTACCAGGTGAAGATCCAGACGGCGAAGCTTGAGTCCAGCCAAAAAGGGGATCCGATGATCAAATTCGATCTGGAGATCATCTCTGGTTCACAAGCAGGTCGGCATATCTTCAAAAACTCGGTCATCACCCAGGCATCGCTTCCGTATGTCAAAGCCGATCTGAAGACGCTGGGCTTAGAGCTTGCCAAGTTCAGTGAACTCTCGGGGCGACTCGAGGAGTTACTCGACGTGACGCTTGAGATTACCAAGCGGACTCGGGGCGACTACACGAACGTGTATTTCAACCGTCGGCTCAATATCGCTCGAGCTTCGAGTGGCCCAACAGAGGGAGAGAACCTTCCGTTTTAGCTGGTTGTTTGTTTGATCGGCACTATTTGTTTTTAGCGACGGCATGCTGCCGAGACAGGATGGCGTGACATGGAAATAGTCCTTCGCGATGTGGTTCTTTTGCCGGGTTCCTATCGCGTTTCCTAGTCCAGACTCCCCGAGCCTGTCTCGGCTTTTTCTTTCTCGTTACTCCGAGATTTTCAAAAAGGAAAACATGGATTTCCGAATAGTGATCGACTCAAGGGAAAAAGAGCCTTACACGTTTGCATGTGAAGTTCTAAAAGCCAAGCTTGATGCTGGCGATTACTCCGTGCACGGTTTTGAACAGCAAGTGGCCGTCGAGCGAAAAAGCCTCTCGGACTTCGTTGGCACTGTGATTCACGATTACGATCGTTTTGCTCGGGAGCTTGAAAAGCTATCGGCGATGGATGCTGCGTGCATCGTGGTTGAAGCGGATCTGAATGCTGTACTTTGCAATAAGCACACCGATTCACTTAGAGCGGTTTCTCCACAATCGCTTCTTGGGGCGGCAACCTACATCGGCATCAAATACAAGGTGCCAGTGTTCTGGTGTGGATCCAGACCCGCTGCCGTACGTTTTACCGACGCCTTTCTTCGGTCGTACATTCGGGAGATCTCTAGCAAAGGGGATCTTTGCCATGAGTAAGCAAATCTCTGGTTCGGTCGATCGAGTGTACTTCACTAGCGCCAAATTCTGCGCCGGTGCACTGGTCGGCCAAGATGGCGTCCGTGTTCGCTTCCGTGGGCCATTTTGCGTCAGTGAAGGTGACTCGGTCACACTCACAGGGCAGTGGAAAAGCGACCCAAAGTATGGTGACCAGTTCGACGCCAAAAGCGTGACTTACGATTTGCCCGAAACCCCTGAAGGGTTAGTGCAATACCTAGCAAAACATCCTGCGTTCGTTGGGATCGGGGAATCCACAGCCCGCAAGATTGTCCAGTACGTCAGCAGCGCCGAGCACCTTGATCGCGTGATTCGTCAGGATGTTCAAGAACTCAATCGTGCACTGCGGATCCCTAAGCAGACATTGCATTCAATGCGGGAAGCATGGATCGCCAACAGCGCACAAAATGAGGTCCGTTCCTACTTAGCAAGCTTTGGGCTCTCCCATCTTCAAATGGAAGCCTTGATCGAGGAGTTTGGCTCCTCGGTCGTTGGTGTACTAAGAGCCGATCCGTATTTGATCATTCAGTACGTCAAAGGCTACGGTTTTAAGCGAGTCGACAAGATAGCAAGATCCATGGGGGTTCCAAAAGAGCACCCAGGAAGGCTCGAAGCCGCTTTGTGCTATTTGGTTTTCGATGAGGTCAACTCCGGTCACACATGGATATCTCGCGACGAGCTGGTTCACAAGGCAACTGAGTTGCTGCTCCTGGATTCGCTTGACTGCCAGTCAACCATCGAGGTTGCTCTCGAGCGAACCATCGAGCAAGGGAAGCTTATCCTCAACGAGGATGCTGTCGCTCTGGCCTATTACGCGGAATCCGAGTGGTTCATCCACCAGTGTTTTCAGAATTACGGCAACGTGACTCGTCCGCTGGGGATCAGACCGGCGCACGGGGAAGGTCTCAAACGTGCACAGCTAGCCGCCTACGAGGCTGCAATGCTTCATGCGATCGTTGTGATTTCTGGAGGAGCGGGTACCGGGAAGACGCACACTCTGGCTCGCCTGGCGAAGACCTTCGAAGCAGCCAATCTCAAGGTTGCACTTTGCTCGCCCACAGGGAAGGCCGCAAAACGGATCGAGGAGTCGCTGCGATCCCAAGGGCTAACGCTCGAAGCCAAGACGGTCCACCGGTTGCTCGAGTACAACGGCCATGAGTTTCAAAGACGGAGCCTTTCGATACCCAGCAACACAGAAACTGGTGATGCTCCAAGCGATGCCTTCGATGTGGTCATCGTAGACGAAGTATCGATGGTCGATGTCCCCTTGATGGCTGAATTACTACGACGCATCGACTTAGGCACAACCAGACTCATTCTAGTTGGTGACCACAATCAATTGCCCCCTGTAGGCGCTGGGAATGTTCTTAGAGACTGCATCAAACACAAGCTTGTGCCGACGTTTGTTCTTGATGAGGTAGTTCGGCAGGCAGGTGTGCTCAAGTCCAACAGCATGGCGATTCTATCGCAGCGCGTGATGCCAACGGCTCTGGGAGATCCAGGCTGGAGCGTGATCGATTCCTTCAGTGACCCCATGCAGATCCAGGTTTACCTGCGCGATTTGGTACTGAATCGAATTCCGGATCGGCTTGGTCTAGACCCTGTCATCGATGTTCAAATCATCACGCCGACGCATATTGGTCCTCTCGGTACCAAGGCCATCAATGGAATGATGCAGTACTTACTCCACGGTGAAGTCAATCGCAAGTTTGCAGTCGGAGACAAAGTCATCCAGACGGCCAATGATTACTGCATGGGGGTTATGAATGGCACCCTTGGTATTGTCTCTGAGATCGATACCGAAGCGGGGACCAGGTACGTCATCGATTTCGATGGGCACGGTCGCAAGCTAGTCCAGGATGACCAGATTCTTAATGTCCAGCTTGCTTACGCGTTGACTGCGCACAAAGCCCAAGGGAGCGAGTTCCGTTGCGTGGTCGTACTGTGCCATAAATCCCATTTCTTCGCCGATCGGAATTGGCTCTACACCGCAGTGACTCGCGCGTCGAAGTACTGCATCTTGGTCGGCGATCGCTGGGGACTTTCCAACGCTGTGAAAAAGAACAGTGTTAGCCAGCGCCGAACCTTCCTTGATCGCTGGGCCAAAGAGACCGCTCAAGCCACGGAGGTGTCACTTTGAGTGAAGCCATTGAACGAAATTGTCCAGCAAGCATCCGTGACTGCCATCAGTGGGTCGCTTGGAAGTATGTCGAGCGAGGCGGCAAGCAGACCAAGGCACCTGTAAATCCACATAATGGGTTGCTTGCCTCTTCGACTGACCCATCAACCTGGGGACCATTCTCACAGGCGATGCAAGCCTGCGAGCGTGATGCATCACTTGCTGGTATCGGCTTTGTCTTTTCGGCCGATGATCCGTACTGCGGCGTGGACCTAGATGATTCCATCGACGAAGCCACCAGAGAGCTCAAGCCATGGGCACAGCAGATCGTCGATCGACTCGACAGCTACACCGAGATCAGTCCGTCAGGCTTGGGCCTAAAGGTATTCATCAAAGCCAGTAAGCCTGGATCCCGCTGCCGCAAGGCGTATCACGACGGTGAAGTCGAGATCTATGATCGCGATCGTTTTTTCACAGTCACCGGAAATCGTATCGCTAGTGCTCCCAGCGAGGTGAATGTTCGACAGGAATCCCTTGACGCTGTTTATGCACAGGTGTTTGGCAACGATGAGCCAGGCACTAACGGAACTCCCTCGGCTAGCGGAGGTCCCCAGCCAAGCGATAGTGGTTCGGTTTGTCTAAGCGACGACCAGATCATCAATCTGGCATTCCGACGTCGCTCGTCGGGCGCGAAGTTTCAAGCTCTGTGGAATGGCGATTGGAACTTGTATTTCAATTCAGCCAGCGAGGCGGACTCATCGGTTGTCTTTACCCTCGCTTACTTCACCAAGGATGCTGCTCAGATCGATCGGATCTTCAGACGTTCACAGTTGATGCGTGAGAAATGGGATCAAAAACACGGCAACGAAACCTATGGACAGCGGACGATCGCCAATGCGTTAAAGAAGGTCACCAAGCAGTATGATCCGACGAAAAAGCGTTCAGTTGCCCCCAAGCCACCAAGCCAGATTCCTCAAAAAATCGGATTTCCCAACACGGACATCGATTGGGATTTCAGAAGCGATCAGACTGAAAACGCTATGGCCGTGGAGTTTATCGACGGCAATCAAACCATCTTGCGATATGTGCCATCTTGGAAGAAATGGCTCGCCTGGGACTCAAAGCGATGGAAGATCGATATCGATCAAAGTCGAACGACTCGATTGGCACGCAGGTTGGTTCGCAATTACTGGGACAGGATGCGAGGTATTCAAAGCGAGGAGCAGCAAGAGAAATGGGCTGAATTTTGCCGACGGGCCAATCGCAAGACCACGATCGAGAACGTCGTATCGCTAGCTCGGTGCGATGGTAGGACGACGATCGATCACGAGCTATTAAACCAGAACACCTATTTCCTGAATCTACAAAACGGAACTCTCGATTTATCCACATCGGAGTTTCGCGATCATCGTCAGACCGATTCCATTACCCAAATCGCCAACGTCGCATACGATCCCAAGGCTTCATGTCCGAGGTGGCGAGCATTCATCGATCTGATATTCGGAAGCGACGAGGAAGCCAAGCGATACATCCAAGCCCTTCTGGGTTATTCGTGCTCGGGGGATGTCGGCGAGCATATTCTTCCAATCTGCTATGGCTCGGGTGCCAACGGCAAGTCAACGCTCTGGAATGCAATCGTCGAATTGCTTGGCGACTATGCCATGTTGGCACCTAGTAAGTTGCTGCTTGGCACAACCAACGAGCATGACACGATCATCGCATCGCTCTACCAGCGGCGTTTGGTTGCCATCAGCGAGCCCGATGAAGGCTCAAAGCTCCGAGAAGCTCGGGTCAAGGAATTAACAGGCGACGAGCAGATCACAGCAAGACGGATGCGTGAGGATTATTGGAGCTTTCGTCGCACGCACAAGTTTTGGCTAAGCACGAACCATCTGCCACAAATCAATGGCACAGACGAGGGCATCTGGCGTCGCATCAAGCTTATCCCCTTCAGAGTAGACCTCCGGACGGTAACAAAACCCATTCCAGACTACCACAAACTGCTCATTAGCGAGGAAGGTCCAGGAATCCTAAATTGGCTCCTAGAAGGGTTCAAAGACTGGCGCAAAAACGGCTTTACAGAGCCTCAATCCGTCATTAGCGAGACAACATCGTATCGCGGAAGTTCGGATGAGCTGGGTCGGTTCATTGCCGACTGCTGTGAGGTTTCACCGGAACTTGTGGTCGCTTCATCAGAGCTTTTTGACGCCTATCGAACCTGGGGAGGCGACCTGAGCCAGGTCCGATTTTCGAAGCAAATGCAGACCCGTTTTGCACACTCAAAACGCAACTTTGGACGGTTCCGAAACAAGCAGGTTTTCGAGGGCATTTCTTTCTCAAAAAGTGATCAAAATGACTGATTCGAAGCAACACAAAAGACTGTCAAAAACCCTGGAAATTTGCACGTTGCGCCGGGTTGCGCTATGTCACTTCATTATCTTCCATGCGCGTACGCGCATGGGAATCAATAAAAGTACCCAGCGCAACCCGGCGCACTGGTCGATTTTAAAGGTCGTCGACGCACTGAAATTTGTGGACGGTAATGGCCCCCAAAATGCGATCGGAAATCGACGTTCAAAGAGCGCTTCTCGACCAGCGAAGAATGACACCAAGCGTCGCTTGAACCCTGCTGAGTCGGCAACTGATACGAATGTCTCAGATCATGTATTTGTTTCGATGCTGCTCCATGACATGCATCCTTTACAAGTTCTTGCAAGCCTGCTTACAGGCTTCGCTCACAAACGCCTACGTTTGCGCCTGACGCGTTCAAAGCACCACGTTCGATCAAAGTGCCCATTTAGCGAAAGATCGCGTAAAAAGGCCAACTGTGGCCACATGTGCGGGTGTGCCATTTTGGCACTACTTTGGTCCAAATTGCCCTAATGGGTCCTCCCCCGCCCTTAAACCCCACTTAAGGGCGTTGGGAAAAATCGCCGAGTTAGACAGAGTTTTATTTGCTAGTCCGAATTTTCAACCAGGAGGACTTTTAGCAACGAAATGCAACGCAAAGACGAGTTTGCGAGAACCGACGTGATCCAGATTGCCAGGGGGTTGGAACGGTCCCCTTGGAGCCTGGGTTGGGCCACTACGGAACGCTTGATGCCATCGAGGCGTCTTGGAATTTCACATTAAACGCATGTTGAGGAAACGAAAATGAAAATTGAAATCAGACCCATAGCGGACATCAAACCCTACCCGAACAACCCTCGCATCAATGATGATGCGGTCGATGCTGTCGCCAGTAGCATCAAGGAGTTCGGGTTCCGACAACCGATTGTTGTGGATACCGAAGGGGTGATCATCTGTGGACATACCCGATTCAAAGCCGCGCACAAGCTTGGGCTTGAGAAGGTTCCGGTCCACGTGGCTTTGGATCTTACCCCAGAGCAGATCAAGGCCTACCGGATCGCCGACAACAAGAGTTCGGAACTTGCCGATTGGAACTTCGATCTTCTACCGATCGAACTCGGCGAACTGCAAACGGCCGGTTTCGATCTGTCGCTACTTGGTTTCGATCCCGATGAGCTTCTAAAGCTCATGAGCGGCGATGTAAGCGAGGGGCTCACGGATCCGGATGATGTGCCGGCACCTCCAGATGAAGCGGTGACCCAACCCGGGGATCTTTGGATCCTCGGAGACCACAGGTTACTCTGCGCCGATTCATCGAAACCCGAGGACCTCGATCGACTTTTGGGTGGCCAGACCATCCAACTGGTCAACACGGATCCGCCCTACAACGTGAAAGTGGAACCTCGGTCTAACAACGCGATTGCAGCCGGATTGTCATCGTTTTCTAACGACAGCGCCTCTAAAAAACTTAAAGGGGGCCAAGGCAATGCAGCCTCGTTTGGGGTAGACCACGAGACCGGTAAGCCGAAACATCCTGCAACGCACAAGAAGCTCCGGGCCAAGGATCGTCCCCTGGCCAACGACTTTGTGAGCGATCAGGAGTTCGATCGATTGCTCGATGCGTGGTTTGGAAACATCGCTCGAGTGCTCGACCCAGGGCGTGGCTTCTACATCTGGGGTGGGTATGCCAACTGCGGCAACTATCCCCCGTTCCTGAGGAAGCATGCTTTGTATTTCAGCCAAGCGATCATCTGGGACAAGATGCATCCGGTGCTTACCCGTAAAGACTTTATGGGAGCCCATGAGTGGTGCCAACCGCCAGATACCATGGTTCAAACAGCCGGAGGCACGAGCAC